GCCACTTTTTCAGGGAGTCGAAAAAACGAGGGGGGGTCGGACATGGCGGCGGTCGACCTGACCCAACCGCTCAAGGAGGGCGAGCCCGAGGCCGGGTTTCGAACCTTCGTGAAGGATGGGGAGCCGGTCGTCTCGTATCGGAAGGTGACGCGCGCCGGCTGGCGTGAAGTCCTCGAGACCGACGGCGACCTGGGGACCGGCTTCTATCGGTTCGCCGCGAAGGACATCGAAGGCCTGCCCGAGCGGTCGCCCATGGCGCAGACCATCGAGTGCTTCGGCAAGGATCTGGCCGCCGCGCAGTATTTCCTGACGGCCCTGGTGGCGAAGGCGCGCAAGGTTTCGGTGTCCGCCCAGCCCCGTTTGACCACTCGGCCGGTCGCCTTCCGCCCTACGCGGTTCTGCAAACGTGCCCGCCAGGCCCGAGGGGAGGTCTGAAGATGGCGGTCAAAGCGCAGGATGCATGGCCGGCGGTCGCGCCGGTCCTGGAGGAAGTCGACAAGCTGACGCCGAACGCGCGCAACTCGCGCACCCACAGCGCGCAGCAAATCGAAGAGATCGCCCGGCTGATGCTCGAGTTCGGATGGACGACGTCCGTCCTGCGGGACGAGGAGGGCGTGATCATCGCCGGCCATGGTCGCGTTCTCGCCGCTGCCCAGCTGGTGAAGCGCGGTCACGCCGCCTTCAAGGTGGCGCCGGTGATCGTCGCGCGCGGCTGGTCGGACACCCAGAAGCGCGCCTATGTCATCGCCGATAACCAGGTCGCCCTTAACGCCGGCTGGGACCAGAAGCTGCTGGGCTCCGAGCTGAAGGACTTGTCGGCCGCCGGCTTCGACATGGGCATGCTGGCGTTCTCGCAGACCGACCTTCGCCGGATGATGCGAGGCGCCGGCGGCGGTCTCACCGATCCCGATGCGGTTCCGAAGGTTGAACCCGTCGTGGTGACCGAGCCGGGCGACGTCTGGATCCTGGGCGAGCGGTCGGCTGCGGCTCTTCGACCGATCCGGCGGACGTCGCGGCCCTGCTGTCAGGCCAGGTTCCCGAGCTGATGGTGACCGATCCCCCATATGGGGTGAAGTATGACCCCAACTGGCGCAGCGCCGCGACCGGCCAGAAGGTGCGCGCCACCGGCCTGGTCCTCAACGATGACCGCGCGGATTGGCGCGAGGCCTGGGCGCTCTTCCCTGGGTCGGTCTGCTACGTCTGGCATGGCGCGCTCCACTCGGGCACCGTGCAGGCCTCTCTCGAGGCCGAGGGCTTCCAGATGCGGGCGCAGATCATCTGGGCGAAAGATCGCTTTGCCCTGTCGCGCGGCCACTACCACTGGCGTCATGAGCCGGCCTGGTATGCGGTGCGGAAGGGGAAAGCGGCGAAGTGGCGCGGCGGCCGGAAGAAGGACACGGTCTGGCGCGTGAAAGATATCGACGCGGATCCCGAGCGCCTCGCCGTCGTGCAGGAGCTGGTGGATCAGAACGGCGTCCTCGATACCGTCTGGGAGATCCCGATGACCGTCGACGACGGATCGACCGGGCACGGAACCCAGAAGCCCGTCGAATGCATGCGCCGGCCCATCGAGGCCAACTCCGACGAGGGCGATTTCGTCTATGAGCCGTTCTCTGGGTCGGGCTCGACCATCATCGCTGGCGAGCAGTCCGCGCGGCGGGTTCTAGCCATGGAGCTCTCCCCGGCCTATGTCGATGTCGCGGTGCGGCGCTGGCAGGCGTTCACCGGGCAGGCTGCTGTTCTGGAATCGACGGGGGAGACGTTCGCGGCGATGGCCGGCTATCGTGCCCCTGCTGTGGAGGGTGATGACGATGCGTCGTGGGCCTAAGCCCCAGCCGACCAATCTGCGTCTGTTGCAGGGCGGGTCGGCCCGTTCCTCGAATGAGCCCGAGCCCACCCGGCCGGCCGAAGTCCCCGCGCCCCCGGTCTACCTTGCCGGCTATGCCCTGCAGGAGTGGAACCGGATCATCGAGGATCTGTATTCGACGGGGACGTATCGGAACGTCGACCAGACCATGCTCGCCGCTTACTGCATGGCGTTCGGTCGGTGGGTCCGAGCCGAGCTGGATCTGGAAAAGATGGCCGAGCTCGATCCGACGACGCATGGCGTGATGATCAAGACCACCAATGGGAACGCGATCCAGAACCCGCTGGTGGGCGTGGCCTCGACTGCCCGCCGCGACATGCAGCGCCTCGCCGCCGAGTTCGGCCTGACGCCGTCCAGCCGAACCCAGATCGACACCGGGCGTGGCGGCGAGACCGATGCTATCGCTGCCAAGTATGGACTCTAGCGATCCCGTCACCGCGTATGCCGAGGCCGTCCGTGATGGCGTGATCATGGCCGGCCCCTACGTCCGCCTGCGTTGCGCCCAGCACCTGTCGATGCTGGAGACCCAGGGCAAGGTCTGGGTGTGGCGGCCCGACCTCGCTCAAAAGTGGATCGACTTCTTCCCCGACATGCTGACGGTCGAAGAGGACGGGGAGACGGTCCCGTTCCTGCTGCTGGATTGGCAAGTATTCGTCGCCGGCTCGATCAATGGCTGGCGCGATGCGAAGACCGGCCACCGGCTCTATACCCGCGCCTATGTCGAAGGCGGCAAGGGCTGCGGCAAGTCACCCTTTGCAGCCGGCATCGGTCTGCTGATGCAGATCGCCGACGACGAGCCGAAGGCCGAAGTCTATTCGGCGGCGGGCAAAAAGGAGCAGGCCCACATCTTGTTCCAAGATGCGGTCTCGATGAAAAAGACCTCGCCGCGTCTGAACGCCCGGCTGGTCGAATCTGGGAAGAACCCGGTCTGGCAACTGACGCACCGGCAGTCCGGTTCGATCTTCAAGCCGCAGTCGGCCGACAAGCAGAAGTCGGGCCTGCGCTCGCATTGCGTCCTGGTCGACGAGCTGCACGAGCACAAGGACCGATACACCATCGACATGGCGACGGCGTCGTTCAAAGGTCGCCGCCAGCCCCTGCTCTTCATCATCACCAACTCGGGCTTTGATCGAAACTCGATCTGCTGGGAATGGCACGAGGACGGCGTCGAAGTCCTCGAGGGCAACCGGACCAACGACCGCTTCTTCGTCTACATCATGGCCCTGGATCCCGAGGATGATCCGCTCGAGGATCCCAGCTGCTGGCCGAAAACCAACCCCGGCCTGGGCATAACGATCACCGAGCAATATCTGCTGGACCAGGTCCGCGATGCGCGCCAGGTGCCCGGCCGCGAGAACATCGTGCGCCGCCTCAACTTCTGCCAGTGGACCGACGCCGACGAAGGCTGGATGACCCGCGAGTCCTGGACGGCCATCGAGGAAACTCTGGTCGAACCGATCAAGCCGAAGTCGCGGCTGCTGACGGCGAACCCCGGCGGCTCGGTCCCGCTCTTCACCCTGACGGGCGGCGGCGCCGTGGATCCCGAGCCCTTCGAGGGCGCTGAGCTGTATTGCGGCCTGGACCTGTCGTTCGCCTTCGACCTCACGGCTCTGGCGTTCGCCTTCCCCGAGGGCGACCAGCTGCTGTGCTGGATCGAATACTTCAAGCCGCTTCAGACGCTCGAGGCCGCCGAAAAGAAGGACCGCGTCCCGTATCGGCGCTGGATCAACGAGGGCCTGATCCATGGCGTCGAGGGCGCGGTCATCCGTAAGGAGCACGTCGGCGCCCGCATCGCCCAGGTGAAGGAGCAGTTCGATCTGCGCTACATCGCCTATGACAAATACGCCCACAAATCCCTCGAGGACGACATGATCGACCGGGGGGTCTATGCCCCCTGGATTGAGCACCCGCAGGGCTTCCGGCGCGGCGGGCTGCTGCGGGACCGAACCGGCCGCGAGCTGAAGGGCGCCGACGGCAAGCCCCTGGAGAACCCGCTCTGGATGCCGGATTCGGTGAATGGCCTGGAGGGTCGTATCATCGAGAAGACGATCCGAGTGCAGCCGTCGCCGGTCACCCGCTGGCAAGTGTCCTCGGTGAAAATCCGCCAAGACCCAGCTGGGACGGGGAACCGAGTGTTTGACAAGAAGAAGGCAGTCGGGCGAATCGATGGCGTCGTTGCGCTGGCCCAGGCCGTCGGAGCGGCTGACATGCGCCTGCCCGTCATGGACCTGACCGGGTTCCTCAACTCCCCTGTGGTGGTGAAAACATGAGCCTCTTTTCCTGGATCGGCCAGCGCATCGGGCTGGGGACCAACTCTCAGGGGTTCTGGGGCCGCGCCTTCGGCCAAGAGTCCTATGCCGGCGAGCACGTCACCCCGCAGCGCGCCATGCAGCTCTCGGCCGTCTGGCGCGCGATCCGCCTGTCCGCGACGACCATGGCGAGCCTGCCCGTCAACACCTTCATGGATGACGGCGAGGGCCCGGTCGCGGTCAGGGGTGGCGATACGGATCTGCTGCTGCGGGTCTCGCCCAACGCCGACCAGACCCCGCTCGAGTTCTGGGAGCAGATGTTTGGCTGCATGGAGCTGGTCGGGGAGGGCGCGGCTCGCAAGCATTGGAACCTCGCGCGGACGCGCGTCGTCGCCATTGAGGTCATGGACCCGACCCGGCTTAAGGACGTCGACAATCCCCAGGGCACCGATTGGTCCTGGGAATACACCGACCGCAAGGGCCGCCAGATCAAGCTGTCGCGCGAGGACGTGCTGCATCTGCCCGGCTTCGCCCTGAACGGTCGCCGGGGCTATTCGCCCGTCTCCTACGGCGCCCAGACCATGGGACTCGCCATTGCGGCCGAAAAGACCGCCGGCCGGCTGTTTAAGTCGGGCCTGCGTAACTCGGGCTTCCTCAACGCCGGCCAGGTGCTGAACCCCGACGACCGGGCGAAGCTGGAGAAGATCATGGCGGATTACATGGGCGCCGGTAACGCGGGCGGCCTGATGATCCTGGAGGGCGGGATGACCTTCACGCCCATGAACATGAGCTCGGTCGATGCCGAGCTGCTGCTGACCCGCAAGTTTGAAATCGAGGAGATCGGCCGCTGGTTCGATATGCCTCCGATCCTGCTGGGCCACGCCGTCGACGGCCAGACGATGTGGGGCTCTGGCGTGGACTCGATCATTCAGTCCTGGATGACCCTGGGCCTGTCGCAGCGCATCCGCCGCGCCCAGCAGGCCATCGATAAGCGCCTGCGGACGGCGGCCGAACGCGCCGAGGGTCTCTACACCCGCTACAACCCCGACGCCCTGCTGGCCGTTAACTCGGTCGCCCGAATCAACTTCATCAGCCAGGCGGTCCAAAACTCCATTCTGACCCCCGACGAGGGCCGCGCGCTCATCGAACGCGGCAAGCAGCCCGGCGGCGATAAGCTGCTGGCGCAAGTGAATCTTGTCCCGCTCGACCGTTTGGGCGATACATCGGCACCTGCAGATCAGGCGCGCTCGGCTTTGCGGGCGTTCCTGCAGATCGAGGACAAGCCGAATGAGGACCGCCTTCCCCTGCTTTGACCCCACCCGCTACGGTCGAAAGGCCTATGACGGCCATGGGGCCGAAACGCTGGTGAAGGCGTCGACCGGCTTCCTGGAGGTCAAAGCCGACGGCTCGGATCCCGAGGGAACGATTCGCGGCTATGGGTCGATCTTCGGAGCCGTCGACTCCTACGGCGAAATGACCATGCCGGGGTGCTTCAAGAAGTCCCTGGCGCAGTGGCGCAAGTCGAAGCGCCCGATCAAGATGCTGTGGAACCACTCCAGCCTGGAGCCCATCGGCGGCTGGTATGAGTTCGAAGAGGACGAGAAGGGCCTGGCGCTGGTCGGCCAGCTCAACCTCGAGGTCGCCCGCGCCCGCGAGACCTATTCTCTGATCAAGCGCCGCGAAATCGACGGGCTCTCCATCGGCTACTTCGAGGTCAAGGTCGATCCTTACGACTACGACTCCGACGAGCCCCGCAAACTCTATGAGCTGGATCTGCGCGAAGTGTCGCCGGTGACGTTCCCTGCGCTGAAGGAGGCGCAGCTGGACCCGATCAAGGCCAAGCGCATGCGCGGCGAGCTCCTTTCAATCCGCGAGTATGAGACGGCACTTCGGGAGAAGTTCGGCTGGTCTCGCGCGTTCGCCGAGGACGTAGCGACCCTCGGCTATAAGTCGGTTCTTCTGCGGGAGCAGGGGCCGGATGCTGTGCCGGATCAGGCGGTCGCGGAGGAAATCAAAAGCCTCCGAGCCGCGTCCCGACTGATCCTTCCGACCCTCTAACCAGCCGTCGGGACTTCCCCCGTCGGCCACTCCAATCGAAAGACTGCACCCATGCGTAACGCTCTCGCTCAACGCCCCGCTCGCGCCTTCGCTGGCGCTTCCATGCTCGCCGGCGCCGCTGCTGCTGCCCTGGTCACCCCGTCGGCCGGCGACGTCGCCCGCTATGGCAAGAAGGACGACGACATCGATCCGAAGGCCATGGTTAAGGAGTTCCGTGGTCTGAAGCATGACCTGAAGGAGCAACACGACGAGGTCCGCCGCTGGACCGAGAAGGCCGCCGAGTCCATCGAAAAGACGGGCAAGATCGCCGACGAGGTCAAGGCCGGCCTGGAGGAAGCCTCCAAGAAGGGCGAGGCTCTGGCCGCCAAGTTCGGCGAGCTGGAGCAGCTGGTCGCCAAGCTCTCGGCCAACGAGAACAGCGGCCCGCGCGCGCGCTCGCTCGGCAAGGAGGTCACCGAGGACGAGAAGTTCCAGGCGTGGCTGAAGGACGGCGGCGACAAGTCGCGCATCCGCGTCGGCGTCAAGGCGATCACGTCGCTGACCTCTGGCGACGGCGCGGCCGGCGATCTGATCGTTCCTCAGCGCCAGCCGGGCATTATGCGCCAGCCCGACCGGCAAATGACCATCCGCAATCTGCTGACGGTCGGTCGGACCACGTCCAACTCCATCGAGTATGTCCAAGAGACGGGCTTCACCAATAACGCGGCTCCGGTCGCGGAAGGCGCCCAGAAGCCCGAGTCGTCGCTGGAGTTCACGCTGCAGTCGACCCCGGTTCGGACCATCGCCCACTGGATCCAGGCGTCGAAGCAAATCCTGCAGGACGTGCCGGCGCTGCAGTCCTACATCGACACCCGCATGCGCTTCGGCCTCGAGATCGAGGAAGAGACGCAAATCCTGTCGGGCGACGGCACCGGCCAGAACCTGCTGGGCCTGATCCCGCAGGCGACGCCCTACGACGTCTCGCGGACCAAGCCGGGCGACACCCGCATCGATATCGTCCGCCGCGCCATGACCCAGGTGCGCCTGGCCGAATATCGCGCGGACGCCATCGTGCTCCACCCGAGCGATTGGGAAGAGATCGAGCTGACCAAGACCGACGAGGGCGCCTATATCTGGGCGAACCCGCGCGGTCTGCTTGGCCCGACCCTCTGGGGCCTGCCCGTCATCGACACGACGGCGGTGGAAGAGGGCGAGTTCCTGGTCGGCAACTTCCAGATGGCCGCGATGCTGTGGGACCGTGAGGACGCCGTGGTCGATATCTCGACCGAAGACCGCGACAACTTCATCAAGAACATGGTGACGATCCGCGCCGAAGAGCGTCTGGCCCTCGAGGTCTCGCGCCCCGAAGCCCTGATCTATGGCGACTTCGAAGAGCTCGTGACCGGCTAAGGCCCGAGCGATCGATTAACCAAGGAGAACCCCTCGGACTTGCGCCGGGGGGTTTTTCTATGCCTAATGCCCGCGTGGTGGCGGGCGGCCAGGGACTTCGGTCCCGCTGTAACCCAGGGGACGCTCTGGGCTAGGCGCAGCGTCAAGCCGGGTGGAGGGGAACCCCCCAACAGCCCGAGGGATGGGAGGGGGCCCGGCGACGCTAGGCCGCACAGCTGTTAGCCCTCTCCCTTCCGTTTAGATATCCCGAGCGAAAGGGGAATGCTCGAGGGCCCGGTCGCCGACACCCGATAAGGGGCCGGGCTTTAGTTTCCCGAGTAGGCTGGTCCCCGGCGGAGGGTGACCTGGACGCCGTCCCAGACAAACGGCGAGGAAGGCCCCGGTTCGCGCCGGGGCCTTTTTCGTGGCATGTGTGCGCCTTCCCTGCAGAGGAGGTTCATCGTGCTCATCGAAATCAAACGGGCTTATGGCGGCCAAGAGGGCAAGCGAGTCCGCGTCGGCCAGCAGTTCTGGGTCGCGGCCCCCGGCGCCAAGAAGGCCCCCGACGGCCTGGTCGTCATCACCTTCAGCCGTTGGAAACAGCTAGAGGCCGCGCGCCTCGCCGCCAAGGTCGAAGGCGATCCTGCCCCGGCCCGCGCTCCCCGCGAGTCGACGACCCCCAAGCGGTCGCCCTCGCCTGTCCCGCGCTCGAAGGTGGAGCCCGATTCCAACGCCCCAAAGCAGCCGGGCGCGCGGGCGGTCTCCAAGGCCAAAGAGCCCGCCCCGCAGTCCCCCCGCCCTGGTGGCCCCAAGGATGGGAAGGATGCGACATCGTCGTCGTCGCAGGCGGCCCCTCAAATCGGAAAGTCGGGTTTGAAGCAGCGCGGGACGCGGCGGGGGAGCGGGTCCGCTGGATCGTCGTCAACAACGCCCACCAGCTCTGTCCCTGGGCAGACATCCTCTACGCCTGCGACGCCCAATGGTGGCGACTCCACGACGGGGTCGGACGATTCGGCGGCCTTCGCGTAACGCAGGCCCGCTCGGTCGGCATCCCCGGCATCCATCGCGTCGAGGTTCGGAAGGTCGACTCCTTCCAGCTTGAGCCCGGCGTGGTGGGCTGGGGGTCGAACGGCGGCTTTCAGGCGGTCAACCTTGCCGTGCAGTTCAAGCCGCGCCGGATCCTGCTGGTCGGGTTCGACTGTTCCATCGAGAAGGGGGTCCACTTCCACGGCTCCCATCCGTCGCCGCTGAACAATCCCCGCCAGGCCTCCGTCGACCGCTGGGGGGCCGTCCTGGACGCGCAGAAGGCCCTGGTCGACCAGCTGGGCATCGACGTCGTAAACTGCGCCCCGCACTCGCGCCTGACGGCCTATCGTCGCCAGCCCTTATTGGAGGCCCTTCTCGATGTCCCTGGTCTCGTTTGAGAACAACGACAACTTCATCCGCAACGCCGTGACCATCGCGGGCGAGGCCCGGCCCTGGGCTGGCGCGACGCTCCGCAAGGTCTCGACCGGCGGCCTGCCCGTCGCCCTCGAGGAGATCATGGAGGATCTGCGGATCGACGACCCCGACGAGGAGTCCGAGACCATGGACCGGATGGCGCGCGGCGCCTGCGCCTTCATCGAACGGCGCACCGGCTATGTGCTGCTGCCAACCGTCTATGAGCTGCTGGCGTCGTCCTGGTGGACCGGCGGCCTCGAGGTCTCGCTGGCGCCGGTGCGAGAGGTCGAAGCGATCACCTATCAAACGTCCCGCAATGTCTGGGCGGATGCGGATCCCGAGCAGTTCTGGACGGCCGACCGGGGCCGGGGCTTCATCCTTCGCTCGCTGTCCACCTTCGACCGCCCCCAGCTGTGGCAACCCGAGGACTCGATTCGTGTCCGGTTCTCGGCCGGCTTCGATGCTGCGGATGAAAGCGGCGGCGAGCGCCCCATCGAGGACGGGCTGCGAACCATCCTCACCATGATCACCGGCCACTATTACGCCAACCGCGAGCTGCTGGGCGCGGCCGACGCCGTCTCCGGTGTCCAGGCCGTGGAGCTGGGTGCGACCTCCCTGCTGGGCCAGTATCGGCAGTTCTGGTGAGACCCCGCCCCCTGGTCATCCGAGGCATGTTCGGCCTCGGCGATAACATCATGCAGCGGCCCTTCGTCCGCGCGGCCTATGTCCGCAACGAGGTCGTCTATCTCCAGACCCCCTGGCCCGAGCTCTACGCCGACATGCCGCGCCTGCGGTTCGTCCGCTCCCAGACCCGGCTGCGGACCCAGGCGAAGAACGAACGCGCCTCGCGCGTCCGCTGGCACCTTGCGCCGTCGGGCCGCGTCGTCCGGTTCGCCTACGGCGCCGCGTCCCTGTCCGGTGGCGCGTCGATCCAGGAGTGCCTGGAGTCCCGCCTGCCCCTGGGCGATCAGCCGTTCATCTGGGACTTGCCGACCGTCGGCCGCGTCCCTCGCCTGGACACCGGCGGCCGGCCCATCGCCCTGATCCGGCCGGTGACCGAGCGCGCTGAATGGCACAACGCGGCCCGCTCGCCCCGGCCCGAGTATGTGAACCAGATCGCGGCCCGGCTGATGGACACGCACTATGTCGTCGCCGTCGCGGATCTGGAGCCTGGTAAGGAGTGGCTGGTCGGGGATATGCCGCTCTGCGACCGGGCCTTCGTGAAGGGCGAGCTCTCGACCATGGACGTGCTGGCGCTGATGCGCGTCGCGGACGTGACCGTCGGAGGCGTCGGCTGGATAGTCCCTGCGGCGCTCGCCATGCGCCGGCGGGCCTTCATCGTCCTGGGCGGCAACGGCGGCCACAACGCGCCCGAGGTCATCGTCGACCGCCGCGCCGACTCGTCGCGCCTGGGCTTCGCCATGCCCGACGCATTTTGCAGATGCGCCGAAAAGCAGCATGATTGCGACAAGGTGATCGCTGACCCCCTCGAACAGTTCGGGCGCTGGGCGGCGGCCCAGGGGGTTTCGCAATGCTCGAGTCCATCATCGCCGGTGACGGCGCCCGCCTGATCTGGTCGCAGAGCGACGGCGTCGGCTTCCTCGAGGTCGCAAACGAGGACGTCTACGACGAGGCCTATTTCGAACGCTATCGGGCCCTGTCGCAGACGCCGATGGCCGCCGCTCTAAACGACTTCCGCGCCCGGCTGACCATGAAGCATGCGGCCCTGGGCGTGGATCATATCCTCGATGTCGGCATCGGCGACGGCGCCTTCCTCCGTCGTCTGGAGCAGCTGCAGGCCCCGCCCTCCATCCGCGTGTCGGGGTGCGACGTGAACCCGGCCGGCATCGCCTATCTCATCGAACGGGGCCAGCTGTGGTCGCTCGAGGACGGCGCGGACCTGGTCACCTTCTGGGATAGTCTGGAGCATATCCGCGACCCGCGCGCGGCTCTGGAGGGCGCTCGCGTGTGCGCCATCGTCTCGATCCCGATCTTCGGCTCGGTGGAGCATGTGCTGGCGTCGCGGCATTATCGGCCCGACGAGCATTATTGGT